ATAATTTGAATTATATATAATAATTTGATTATTTTTAATATATGCTATTGTCGCATTATCTGCTGCAAAACTTCCAGACAATATTTTACCTGCATCAATTTTGCGGGTTACGCCAGTTTTTAGATTGTAATACATCAGATCATATCGACCGCGACTACCATGAATATATAATATTTTTGAACCATCGCCTGAGATTCGTCCAGTGGTATTATTTAGTCCGATCGATATTTGTTGGGCTTGAGTTGCGTTTTTTGATTTGAGATAGATTTGAGGTTTGGAGTTTTTGTTGGATGTAAAGATTAAATTTCCATTGCCAATATCTGCTTCGGTATCGATTGAATCTGTGCTTACAAGTGGCTGTGCCGTTTTTTTGGCTGTGTAATTGTGTAAATCTATTTTATAAATATGTGTTCCATAGTCTTTACTCAATGAAACTAATAATGAATTACCATCAAACGCAGGCGACGAATTTGAACCATCGAAATTTGCAACAATATAACGTTGAGCTGGGTAAACATTTTGAACATAAATAATGGGTTTTCCATTTTCATAAGAGACGTAAGCGAGGCTAGTGTTTGATGCGTTCCAAGATAGTGATGTAATTGGCGCCTTACTACTCACGATGGTTTGAATATTTTGTCCAGAAAAATCGCTGATAAGGACTTTGTATTTTCTGTCATTATCGAATATAGCTAAAGCTATTTTGGCGGATAATAGTTGTTGCCGAGCTGCGTTATCAGTTGAACATTGAGCAGGAGAGTTAGCTATTGGTTGCTGTTGAGCTAAGAATACATGGCTTAGATTTAGGGCTAAAGTAGAATATGAATTCATCAAGGTCATTAGGTTGTAATTGTTAGTAGTTGCTGTAACTTTCTGGGATACTTTAATGCTGATATCGTTATGGCAAATATTGGTGGTTAATAATTTATATAAATCTATAGGAACTGCTTTATCATAATTATTAACAGTAGCATATTTTTTAATAAAATAAAAAACATCTTCTTTACATTTTTTATATTCTTTTAATTGATATTCAGATAATTTTACAATATCAGCTTTACTTCTTAAACTTTCTATATTTTTATACATATATTTCCTATTTAATATTTTTACCAAGAAACATTAACAAAACGTAGATTAGTATCAGTATCTATATCAGATCGTATATTTACGGTATAACCAAGATTTTCAAGTATTTTTATATTAGTATCACTAATAAAATTTCCATCTTGATATATACCTGCTTTGGATAAAAATTTTATACGAGCTAATATACGATCTATATTATTAGTATCGGTTTTATTTTCTTGTGATATTTTATGCGCATCTTCAGCAGATAGAAGTTGTTCTATTTCAGTGTTATTCATATTATTTACCTTTATTATTAAATATACTTATATTATTTATAAAAAGCAACAAATATAATAAAAATCCATTTATGTATAATAAGTGGATTTTAATAAATCTAATAAATGATTTATGTTATTTTTACGTATTTTTACCGAGTGATTTATATCCACTAGGAATATATACATTGAATCTATCATATGTTAATGTAAACTTAAAATTAGATAATTTTGCATTTTCATAGTCTAGACCCTCTGGGCCAGAAACCTCAGATGGCCATGAATTTATCAAATTAACCGATAATATTACATCACCATACATCCAATCATATAATTCAAGTCGGACTTTTTTATTTCTCAATAATCCAGAGTACGCATTTCCACTATTTTCTTGTTGACCAAGACCCAAATATATTTGATTATTACCTTCAGTTGCGGTTCTACTATAATCATGCGAAGTATCAACACTTTCGGAATTAACTAAAATACCTGTATTTAAACACGCCTGATTCCAACCAGTAATCGCTTCATAACCACGAGCATCTTCTAAGAATAACGCTGTTAATGGCATAGTACCAGACAACCCTTCTTGTTGTACAGGATATTTTTTATCAAATCCCATATAATGTATTGTACCTGGTTTTGTTTTTACTTGTGGTACTTTGGCTCCACTTTGAATTAGCAAAGCAAACTCATCTTCACCACCTTCTTGTGAAAAACTATTACCGTTCGTAGTATCTATTCCAACTAATGAAAATATATCAGCGGGAATAATCATACGCCATCTAGTTGATCTATGGGGATCAACCAGATTATCAACGGCAGCACCATAAAATATTTTTTTCTTTTTTTCAGTATCTATTGCCATAAATCATTTCTCCAATTAAACCAAGGTAGAAGTAACTGTGTTTGATGTTCCAGTTGATTCAACTGTAGTTCTTAATGTTATATATCTGCTACTCTTTGTTGGTTTTATTTTAATATCAACAATGAGTTCATTTCTATCTATTATATCAGTAGTATTATTAGTATCATCACAAATACAAGTACCAGAATATAAACCAGATGGATTGGCACCTTTTATTAAATCTAGCGAACCTTGTAAATCAGAATGAATATCTGCTCTTAAATTTGCTGTATTTAATTTAAATACACGTTTATCTAAATATTTATAGAATTTTTTGTGTATACCAGCAATTAACATAGCAACATGTATTTGGTTAAAAGCGGTATCCGCTTTCTGCATAGTAAAATCACCCCAAATAAACTGTCCAGAAGAATTTTTTCTTGTTGGATTAGCATGTATTTGTGTTAATTTTGCTATATCAGAGTTTTTATCTTCCGCATAATTATATGTTCTAGGATATTTTTCACGAGTACCCCATGCAGCAGGAACTATACCGTTCTCTTGACCAGCAGGAACTAACCACCAAGTACCACCTGCTCTATTTGATGATATAATAGACGCAACCTGTATACTTTTAACAATTTCTACATTTGTTTTTGTGTATAAAGAATCATAAAATATGCTTCTACCATCATATAAAGCACCCCATCTACTCTTAATACCGCTTGATCCAATACCTATTAATTTTTTTATTGTTGTTTTTATATCACTTTCGCCAACACCATCGCATATAGCAAAACAATCTTTACGAAGTTCGCATATTTCAAGCATAGCATCAATAACATTAAAATCAAGGGTTTCTTTACCTTTAACAAATAAATTATTAATTCCTGTTCCAGCAGCAACTAACATACCCACATCTGATGTATCTTTATTTAAGAATAAATTCCATGCTGTTGATAATATTGTTGATGATTTATTATTTGCTGGTGAATATGACCATATAGCATCATATATAATAGCAGGATCATTTTCATCATATGCTAATTTTGTAAATGTACTTGTTAAAATATCATTTTTTATACTTTGTGATAAATCATAACTATTATTTTCTATAAAAGTGTCTAATATACCACTATCATTTAATACAAATTTAGCATCTACCGAATCTAATATATTGTCGGCAGAATCACCTATATACAACTGTGTATCATTATATACATATGGGACAATAGTACCATCAAATTCATATGAATTTCCGTTTAGCATATATGTAACATACAAATACATTCTAGCTATGGTTTCACCATCATCTGTTAATGTATATACCTGCTCTTCATCACCACTAAATTCTACATCAAGATAATCAACAGTTGCTAAACCAAGATTCATGAAAGATATGCCAATATCAGAATCAGTTAATACCTTTTCAGTTTCTTGAACAGTACCATCTTCATATGTACCATATGTTGACATTGATCCTGTTATAGTAGCTGGTAATGTTGACCACAATTTACCTTTCTGATCTACAGATGCGGTATTTAATGAATAACGACCAACTAACACTAATTCATTATTTAGCATACCGTTTATATATGCTGAAGTAGGAGATGCTGTTAAATTTAATACAATATATGAATTAGTTATATCAAATTTTGAATATATATCACTACCAACAGTAATTTTATCAGTATATGTATTTATAGCAGTTATAGGATATATATTATTAATTGAAATTGTATTTGCTGAAGACCAAGATGCATCAGTATCATTAGCGACCTGAACAAAAGTAATCAAATCACCAATTGTATAATTTACAGCAGTACCATTAGGTAATGTAAAAGTAGTAGATGTGTTTTCAACATGTGCAAATGCTTGTATAGTATTTGAAATACCACCAGAAACGGTATATTCCATAGCTTCAACAGAATCGGCAATATTTCGTAATGTTGCTGTAATATTAACATATTCGACATCAGTTGTTAACGCACTTAAAGATCCAGAATTAAATATAACAAGATCATTTGTATTAACTTCATATATAGAATATGCATTATTAATATAATCACCAACATTTGTAATTGATGCGATTTCATGATATACATCATTATCAGTTACGGTTAATGTAGTATCGTCGTAATCAGAAAATGTTAATATAGTATATACAACACTTGATGTGTCTGTAATAGTAGAAGCCGTTTTTACATATGCACTTGTTGTTGTGGTTCCAACCAAATTAACATGATCGCCAACAGAAATGTTCGCAGTATAATCACCATATGTTGTACCAACTTTTAATACAATATATGATGATGTTCCCGATGTTGTCGTTATTGATTTATTTTCAACAAGATATACAGCACTGGTTGTCCATGCAGCTTCTGATACTGTTATTTTTTCAATATTTGCTGTTGCATCACCTATTAATGTTTTTAATACAATATTAATAGCGGTTATACTAGAAATAGCGGCACTAACTTCAACATCACTACTGTTTTTTATTGAACTGAATATAATACCAGTTGCCGATTGACTTAATACAGTTGCTGTATATGTTGATGTTGTAGAACTGACTGTTATTGCTAGTGTTACAATATCACCAGCAACGGTTACTAAATTGGTTAATGATGCACTTGTCAATGTATATATTTTATCAATTGAATCATATGTAATTCCGGTAACATCACTTAATGTTAATGCGGTGGAATCTAGCATTCTAACTGTATATGCTAAATGATCTGGCGTATAAAATACAACAGAATCGCCAGATTTTGCACTAGTATATGTTAATTTTCCAAGTTTTTTAACCGCTTTATTTGCAGTTGCAGTTCTAATACTTAAATAATCAACACCAGTATTAGTATCATCATTGTTGCAAAATATAGCATCTGGATTAAATCCACTTGTTACTATGGATTCTAAATCAATAACAACAATATTATCATCTATAGATATAACAGTAGCATTAATATCATACACAGAAGTTTCGGTTGATGGTATAAAAATGGTATCACCAACACTAAATGATGCATTTGATCCAAGTGATAATTGATATCTAGTTGTATATCCAGATACCGCTTCAACATCATTAACATCATATCTATCAGCAGCACGTGTTGATAATGTTGGATCTGTATTAATCATAGAAAATAATACAGTATCAGTTTCACTTCTAGCAGCATCATTATCTTCCCACCAATCTGAATCAGCATTTAATGAAAAATCTATGTTTTTATTAGTTGCAATAGTTTCAGAAATATTATTTATTTTACGTTTTCCACCAAATTTAGAAAAACCATCAGATTCATATCGAGTTGTAGCAAAATGTCTAATATTAAATGATGTTTTATTTTCTGTATATTGGGCAGCATTTTTATCATATGCAACAACAAAGGCATCGCTTTTTAATTCTTTAGCATATTTATCAGTTGAACTTACTGCTTCACCATATGGTCTAACATATTGCACATGACCACCAGCATTTAGTACGGCTCTGGTACCATATAAACCCATATTATATTTAGGGTTGTTGTATCCATAACCAAGTAAAGTATCTTGCTCAGATGTATTAGTAACATCAATTAAAGTATTAAATTCACCTTTCGTTGAAAAACCAACAATACCAGCTATAATATTAGGATCATCGATTACACTATAACCTGAATTATCTATTACTTCTATCGCTACGCCTGGAGAACCATGATTCATAAAATCCTACCTTGATGTCATTAGATTTATATCTTTATAGAAAGTTTATACATGGTTTACTTTTTTTTAAATGTAAAGTAAAATAAAAACATATTTATAAACTATAATTGAGGTCATAATATGGACAAAACAAGTTTTTATAAAAGATTAAATGGACTTAAAGATGCATACCCAAATGAATGTACATTGATAGAATCAATACAGAATATATTTAATAAAACAATAACACCAATATCAAATAGTAATAAAAAAGCATTAAAAATATTTCCAGAGCAATTCATTAAAAGAATACCACGTGGACATGGCGAATGGACTACCATGTTGCATATTTGGGCAGAAAATGGATTATCTGATTTAATTTATATTTCACCTATAGTATTAACAACTAAAAACTCTGATGGTGATAGTGTGTTAATGACTTTAATTTTAGCAGCAACCGGTAAATATACAGAACAAATTGATTATGATTTAATACAAAAAATATTAAATGCTGATTTATCATATAAATATAAATCCAATTTAACAAACGAACAAGAATTGGGTAATGTGTGGGAAGAAACTGATATAAATAATAAAACACCCCTAGAATATTTATATGAATTTTCAACAGGAACTGGTTTATTTGATGGTCAATTACCAGATGAAAAATTAAAATTAATGTTGAAAGAATTTGTAAATAAAACTGATACTAATGAAACAAGCATATAATACATATATTATATAGCGGTTTTTAACAAGTCGCTAGTAATATTTTTAATATTTAATTCAGTATCAATTATTTTTTTAGCATCATTTTTTAAAAATGAAACATTTAATCCAGATTTAATCATATTATCAGCACGTTCAATAGAACATTTAAATTTTTTGGCTACATATTCAGAATCTGTCATATATTTACTTTTTATTTTTAAATTTTATCGTAGAATTTTCATATATTTTAGTATATAAATCATTAACCTTTTCCATATCAATTGTACCAAATTTCAAACACGAAATAACCGAATTGTATGACATATCATATACCATCATTATTTTTTCAATGTTTTTATTTTTTTCATCATTACTACCAACTTTTGGAAAATACCAGCGTACATTTAACTTTTTTCCATTAAATGCAGTCATTGCCATAGCTTGTATATCTTTTGGTAATGCATGGTAATATGTAGTATTAAAATTACAAACTATATTAGATAATCGTTTATCTGTAGATAAATATCGTTGTACATTATATAATTCAAAGTTTTTTTTATCACTATCATTTATAGGTAGATTAGCTAATCTATCATCTATAAATGAAAATGGCGAAAATCTGCTCATATATAACCTTATTTCTTTTTAATAGAATTGATTAATAACATAACATTGCATATAAATCCATTGATCATTAATTCAGGATCAACTCTAAAACAAGATTTATAGGCATATTCTGATACAATAACACTAAATTGTGCTCGTATTGATTGATCTAATTTTTCTATAACATATCTGGCAAATTCAACATAAAATCCGTCCATATTTATATTATTTGTTGCTATAAAATATCTAGCACCAATAACATCATTTTCTAAAATAAAATTAAATATTTTTTCAAGATATTCTATTTCTAATACTACAGGATCACCAATAATACTACCATTATTCTGTAAATACATATAATGCATAGTCTGAATCATATATCTAATATCAGGATAATGTTTATTAATAATGTTAACTATGGTATTTTTATCTACATTACCATGTTCCTTTTCTGTTTCTGATAAAGCGATATAATTTAATCTTTTATAGATCTCATTTTTTATTTTTTTATCATTATTCGGAAATGTAAAATCTATTGGATAACATCTAGATTTAATAGCTTCGGGTATTCTCCATATTTCATTACATGTTAAAATAAATCTTAATGTTGTTGATGTTTTTTCAATCAATCCCTGTAATTTTCTATAAAAATCCTCTGGATTATTTGGTTTGTCTGCTTCATCAATAACAACAAATCTTGGTAAACCACCTAAATTTTTATGTATAGCATATTGTTCTATTTCATCAATAATATCAGTGGCACGTTTTGCACTAAGAAATAAATGTTCTGTACCTAGTGTATTTGGTATAGCTCTAGCTAAAGTGGTTTTACCTGTTCCTGGTGATCCAGAATATAATATATAATGACTAAATGATACCTTTTCTAATGCAGTATTAACAACATTTTTTATACTATCTGGTAATATTATACCATCTACGGTTTCAGATCGATATTTTTCAATCCATGGTAATGAATTTTTTATATCATATTTAGTAGTTTCTATTATATTTAGTGCTTGTTCTACGCCTTCACCAGTATTTAAATCAAGTTCCATATTTTTACCTAATATTTTTAAAATGGTAATTTATTGTTTTCTATTGTTGGCTGATATTGAATATCACCTATTACTAATGTAATATTTTTCATAGCAAAAATAGACAATGTTATATCAAAATCTTTTCCAACTATTGAATTTTTATCATTATTTTGTTCTGGACATATAACTAATTTTATTTCACTTTGTGCTATTTTTAATGCACATAAAGAGCATGGTATATGTGTACAATATAACGTAGAATTTTTTAATTTATTTCTATCAGAAAATGTTATTGCATTATATTCGGCATGACACATATATGGATACTTATTAATACAAAGTGTTATTTTTTCTGAAAGATTATTATATTCATGTGTTTTTATATTATATTGATGTGTATATAACGTTAATTCACTTGGTTCACGACCACTTGGTATATTAGATTCATCTACTTTTTGTAATGTACCATTATATCCCCCTGAAACAAGTGTTACATCTTCTGCGACAATAACCGCACCAACTTTGGTATTTGGATCTTTACTTAATTTAGATATATTCTTAGCTACATCTAAATATACCGAATGTTTATATAATATGTTATCATTATTCATATGTGATAATATAATTATTAATCTGGTTAAAATCAATCTATTTATATTTATTTTTTGTATATAATAAAACAATAATTGATATAGTAGCTATACTATAATTTATATATTGTGGAATTAACCAAATACCGGTTTGTATATTATTTAATAAAATGTATACACACGAAAATATATTACCAAAAATATTTAAAATTATGTATAAAAAAGAAATATCTTTTGTAGATTTTGTTTTAAACGCTTTAATAACTTGCGGAATATTACAAAAAGCAAAACAACATGCACCTAAATAACCTATAATCAATTGAATCATTATACCGCCAAATATAAACTATTATATAAATATAGAAAAAGAAATTAAAAATGAACAGAGAAAAATTAAAAACCTTTTTGAATACTATTAAAGCAAAAAACATATTGACTGAATCTATTTTAAATGCATATGATATTATATATGAAGCAATATCAGTTGATTTAAATCCAAAAGCAAACGGAACAATAAATTCAAGACCAGATTTAATGCGAGGAATATCATTGTATAAACCAAACACTGAGTGGTTTAATACAACATTACCACAAAATCTAGTTAATAAAGCATTAACATCACAATTAGGATACAGAACAGGAATATTTCCACAAGCAGGAAGAACTGTACTCGAACGCGATCCACATTCAGTTGAAACCTCGCAATATTCAACACAAACCTCTACATAAGATCATACATATTATCGGTTTCATCATATTCTAAATCTTTTTCCCAACCAACACATTCAAATAACCTTCCCAATATATGAGCTACTGATACACGCCAATGTTCTTCCCAATCTGGAATGAAAAGATCAAATAATCTTTCGGGTAATTTATCTCCGCTATATGCTATTACACTAACATTATATCTATTTTTAACAGCTTTAATAAACTTCATTTTTTCACCACCCATTACTGGTTCATATGGTTCTTTACTTAAAATTGGATCATTTTCAATAAGATCATTCCAAACACTAGCAGCTTTTCTTCTCCAATCAATTGTTTTTCTCTCTTCTGGTAACATATTTTGTAATTGTACAATTGTTGGTGGTTCCTCTTTAACACCAGTTGGACATGATATATAAATATAATTTTTATCGTTTAATGCTTTCGTATACTCGCGTTTAATTTCTAAAAGTCTAGACCGAACCAATTTTTTATCCATAGTATCCATCATCACTTTAACAGTATCTAGCATTCGTTCTCTACTAAATACCGTTGTCGAACTTCTAACAATTTCTAATCCAGTAATGGCAAAATCCGGTTTTATATCTAATGTTTTTTTATCTAAATATACAATATCTTCGTTACTTTCAACCATGCAAATATATTTTTTCTTTGTTGTTACTAATGCCTTATGTATACATTTTTCACGTTTTAAAAATAGCTCGTTTGAATAATAATTAAAAGATTTAGAAAACCTTAACATGAAATCATCTAATTTTTCTTCAAGTATAGCGGCATCAAATATTCTACAAAAATCAGTTAATCTAAACCTGTTATATATTATTCTAATAGTTTTATTAATAACAATACCATCATGGTACATTATCTGTATTTTACTATGTTTAGTTTCAGCATCAATTTCTCTATTTTCTGGATCAGTCCATATTTTATTTGCATATTTATTACATAATTCATTAAATCGGTGTTTTGCTTTATCTTCTTGAGAAATATCATAACATTCATCTATTATTTTGGTATGACCATCAAAAATAACAATACCTACTTTTTTTGTATGATATTCTATAAATCCTTTTACTATATCATTAAACTTTACAAAAAAAGAATCAGTATCACCATGTGACATTCTATTATATAATTCATCACCATCCATTATTATAGTACCAAGCATTTCTTTTTCAATCTTTGGTACATAACCAAAAGCATTTTTAAATCTATCATCATATATTAATTCATTATTAATATAATGAACTAAATTTTTAACAGTATCTTTAATTAATAATTGTCCATATGATGTAATTGAAGCGGCATTATCAATATCATATAACTGAAAATAAGGGGTTCCTAATAATCCATATAATGAATTTCCTAATACTTTATACACTTTTTGCATCATATCAAACACGTCAGCTTCTTTTAACTTACCTTGTTTTTTTGCAATTTTCATTTTTTTCTTTAATTCAGACCGACCATTAAATATCATACGGGTAACTTTAGGTACTATACCCAAGGAATCTTTTCTATAGAAAACTTGATATTTTCCATTATGTGTCCACGGACTACGTATTAAATTATTTTCTTCATCTTTTGTAAGTACATAATCAATTGGGTATATAACCTTTGTTTCTGGCGATATATTAAATGTCATAATTATGGAAGGATACAAACTTCGATAATCATAAGAAACCAACGATTCCTTATATCCAGGTATAGAATACACATATGCACCTGGAAAATCTTCTTTTGCTTGTGTTTTTAATGGTTGAAATACTAAACCATCTTTATGCAACATATTTAATACAAAACCAACCAACATTTTTTTTGATTCAAACACAGATGAAAATGGAACTCGTGCTTCAGCACATGAAGCAACGGCTAATGCGAACATTTTTGCTTTTTGTTCAATTTTAGTTAATAATCTAACATCCTGAAAATTATATAGTATAAATTGATCCCAATAATTTAACCAAGACTTATATCCATCTGGTAATGGTGCTTTGTGTTCTTTACATTCAATTTCACCGATATAATCTAATTTATAGGTAGGTTCTTCGCGAAAATGATATTTTTTATATAATGCTAAAAAGTCAATAACTTCGGTTCCCGCAATATTTAAATTTCCGTTTTTATCAACCCACGCTTTTTTATATTGTGCTGGTAATCTGGACATTAAATTTAAAGGAATTGAAAATTTATACGCTCTGTTTACTAAATATGTTGTATCATATGAAAAATTCCACCCGCTTAATATAGATACATCATTTTTACCAATAGCTGTAAATAATTTTGTAAGTAAATCTACTTCACTTGTACATGATATATATTCGCAATTATTTTCTAATAATTTGTTTTTTGTTTCATCAGTAATATCACGAATACCAAATGTATAATATTTTTGACTTTTAGAAAAATATATAGTAACACAATTTATTGGATATTCTGCTCTATGTGCTGCTGGAAATCTACCGGTTGTTTCTACTTCTATATCCAAAAAACATATGTTTATTTTAGACATATCGGTTTCTATCATATCGACATCTTGATAATGCATTTGTAACCAACGTGTTCTAAAATCTATGTCGATTTCTGATAAATGATTTGTTGAACCAGAATGATCATCTCGTATTTTTGTTTCTAAATCTTGGCTTTCAACAATTACTTCATACATTTCATTTCCAAATATATCATGCATTCCGCATTTTTTGGAATTATATTCACCTAATACTGGCGTAAAAAAACGATGATTAACATGCATTACATCTTGTGTATTATTATCATACCAAACAAACATAGTGTCGGTTTTGGTATCATGATATATTGATTCCCACATTGGTTTTTTTACTATATTATCTGTATCAGTCATAATATATAATATAAAAAAACTTGCTATTGTTAGCAAGTTTTTTATAAATAATTATTGATAGCTTTATATTTTTTTATTTAATTCTGTTATTTCTGAATCTAGTTTACCATCTTTATCTGTTGAAAAATTTTTTAATACCGATTCAACTACTGCTTTGCTTTCACTATCAACAATTAAAGTCTTTATAAAATCAGTAAACATTTTTGCATTTTTATTACAAGAATTAGAAAAATGCTTGTTTTGATCAGCATCTTTTGCCATTATGTTGCTTTTTGTTTCCGCCTTAGAATTAAATGTTTTACCTGATATAACTTTTGGTTCATCCGTTATTTCTATCTTATTATCGACAATTTCTTCTACTATTTTATTATCTACTTTTTTTATTGAAACTGGATCTACTTTTTTTATAACCGATGATATATTTTTTTCTTCTGGTTTATTTGCTGTTTTTGCTTCTATTATTGGTGGTCTAACTTTATTACTTGATTCTATTATTGGAGACCTAGAACCTAGACCAATATCATTTAATTTACATTCATCGTCTGTTATTATCCATGTATTAACATCAATACCATAATCAGAAAATGAATTTGCGGATTCAACTAAAGGTTTTGGATTTTTTATAATATTATAGGTATCATCAAGATCAATAGTCTCAGATCCTATTTTATTTGTCAATTGTAGTAAATCATCAAATTCAAAATCCATATTATATATCCTTTTTAATTTTATATATAAAGTTTATATTAGTTTAATTTATTTTTCAATATTATAAACTTTATAGCATATGCATATAGTTTATATAAAAGGATACGTATGATAAATATTCCATCTGGTGACAATTCTGGCGGTGAACAATTTTTCAAAAATCTAGCTATAGAAAGTGGACGAAATATAAGCGAAATACAAGCAATGTTCTGGCAAGAATGCAAAAAACAATCATTCGATAGATTAATGAATCCTACTAAATATTCATTAACTGATGATGCAACACAATTATATATTGATGCTGGTAATGAATTGGAAAAAAAATTAACATCACCCGAATTAGAAAATACACCCGATGAGAATGATGAATATGAAGATATGATGGAACCAGCAATTCAATCGCCTGATGCTGAATTATATTCTTCTAATCCAATTAGTGATTTAAGTGAAGATGATTTAAATATAATAAATTCTATTGATACTGAAACATCAAATGATAATGATAATGATGAAAATACAACAGAATCTAATATATCAAACGAAAATAATACTGATGAAAAGGAGACTAAGCAAACTCCCGAAGATTTAGCTAATAACGTCAATTCTGATATTATAACATCATTCTGATAAATTATATATTAATATTATATAAACATTTACGCATAAAAGTGCCATTTTTATAACATATAAATAGTTTATTTGGTATTGTTTTATGTAATTTTATTTCTATAGCATCACATCCATTTTTACGAACCATTTTAATTAATGCTTCAATCGGCAGTTCAATATTTTTATTATTTAATACCATTAATTCACCAGCAGTTACACTAATATTATAATGGTTCTCATAATTTAAATCAAATGTTGATATTCCACCATTTTCTGGTCTAATAGTAAGTAAACAATCAGAATGTTTTTTATTTAATGCTAAAATTTTATCTAATGTTAATGATAATGCCATTGAATTCATAATCAAATATGGTTCATAATTTTCTGATGTTTCACTTGAGAATTTTGGTGATGAACATGCATATATAAATGAATTTCCTTTTACATTAATACATATTAAATTATTCGCTTCATCATATGAAACACATATTTTTCCATCTTCATCTGCCAGTGAAATTAATTTATAAATACTACATGGTATATTAATACCAAAATCAGGTAAATCTTTAATAATATCACTAGATAACATCGTTGTTGCTATTGTCATATTATTATCACCTACACGATAAGATATAATACCATTTTTTCTATATATATCTATAGTTTCATATTCATACATTGCATCTATTATAGTACTCATTGTAATTTGATCCATTTCAAACGTAGTAGTACATTGAAATGATTTTGATTCATATATAAATGGTTTTCCGTATAGTTTACTTTCTAATTCAAATGTAGTTAATTTTTCATTAAAATACGAACCAATATATAAATCGGTTTCAACTACCCACATAGATATAATATCTTCGGTGGTATCATTACAAAAATTATATAAGTCATTTAAATTAACGCAAACATCATTATCTAATAGTTCTGATCCAAGTAATGCTTCAGTATATACTTCTATACCATTAGTTGCAGTAAATTTTACTATAATTTTATCTTCAGTTTCTTGATCACAATGAATATTTACATTTATTGTATCATCATCAAATTCATTATTTAATGATGCATGAAGAAATGATAGTTTTTTTCTAAAATCGCCATAAGTACTAAAAGTTAAAATTTTTGGCATATTATTCCTTATATAATATATTTAATAATGTACATTATTTAATAATAATTGGCAACGGTATTTATTGTTTTTATATAAATAAAAAAAAGAATAAACTAAGTTATTCTTTTTTTATTTATTAATTTTATAAATTTGGCCACAATTCTGGATTTACTTGTTCTGTATCCGATTGTTCTTGATCTTGCTCTTGATCTGGATTAACTAAATTTTCAGTATTATCCATAAAAGTATTAATATCACCAGATTCTGTAGATTTTGGTTTGTTTTCTATATTTTCTTGTGAAAATGGATCTGTGGGCAATTCTAAAGAATCCATATCAACATTTTCTTGCGCATTTTGTCCATATATATCAGGATACGCGCCCGCTATAAATTTATTAAATTCATTAATATCAGCGTCGTGATTATCAATATATTCTGTTAATTTATCTAAATCCTCAATTTTTTGCATACCTTCAAATTTATCATAATATTCAAGAAATGCATTAATAATAGAATCAAACCCTTCACTACGTATACCATCGGTTCCTTTATATAAATCATCCGCACTATATGAAATACCTTGGGTATGATTTTTTAAATCATTAGCTAAACAATTTGATACAATTTTTGCTATTTTGTCTAATGTAGCACCTTCGGTAGTATCAAATCTATCTTTAGCATATTCTTTAAAATCTATTGTATCATTATTTTCATCTTCTGATTCTTGTGTTTCTTTTGTCTTATCACCCATATCAAAATCACCCATACCACCCATTCCAGCAGAATCATTTGCTTGATCTGGATTTGCAGAAAAATCTTCAGCACCAAATTCAGATTGTGTATTATCAGTAGATTCATCACCAGTATCCTCTTCGGCTTCAAATCTAGCACACATATTTTTTAATCCATATAAGGCAGATTCAAGCGCATATCCATTAGTAGTCGAATTTGGTCCAATATCATTTGAATTTAATCCAAACGATAAGTTATCATCAGAATTAGATAGTTCAACATTTGTATTTTTTTCTATTAATTTATCAATGCTTTTTATTATAGAAACACCAAAATTATTAATAAATTGATCACTATCTAAACCAATTTCATATATGTTTGAATTGATACCATCAAGTGTTATTTTAACAGTAATGTTATTATTAGCATTAGGATATAGCAATTCTACAATAACAGGTCTACCTTTTCTTGTTAATGAAAATTTAGAATGATTTGAATTCATTACAATACTATGTAAATCCAATCTAAATGCTGTTGATGGTGTAGACGATACGGATTCTGTAATTAATTTTTTAGTAATTGCATTTATAGTAAAATATTTTTTCTTTTCTAATAACGATCCATTTTTATCATATATCAAATCAACATCATTATGATTTGCACCATTTTCATTAGTAAACAAACTTTTCATAGTTTTTATTATACTAGTTTTAGCAGGAATAACAGGACCACTAGTATTAGTTATAACTTTTAATTGTTTTAAAATAGAATCTTTATCGTAGTCCACAAAAACCTCATGATATTTATATAACAAGTTTATAATATATTTAGAAAAATATATAATTATTGTATAATATCATAATTTGCAATACTTGCCGCTTCGCTTTCCATAGCACCAACATAAATTGTTATTGGATTCTCTGGATTAACCCCATTTATAGTGCTAAATGATTTTAACATCATAACATCATCTTTAGCTGTTTTAAAATTTCTAATTTCTGTATCATATTCAAGTCCGAATCCCTTTAATAAGATAAAATAATTTGAAATAAACATTCGCCGTTTACCATCTTTATATGCTATACTCACATTATTATCGTTTTCTATTCTAGTACTAAGTTCATCAATTGTTTGTGTAATTTGTTGTCTTCCTTTACCAAGCATATATAAAATAACAGAAGTATCATTAATTAATAAAGATATAAAATTACAACCAGGTACCAATCTAAGATTATCGTTTATAGATACTAATTCATCAGTACCTAATCGTATAGTAGCTAATAATGGTATTTTATCTTCATTTCGTTCACAAGGAACCTTACTATCCATTTTAGTAAAACACGATGGATCTGCGGTCATTGATCTACATATTACTTTTTTACTAATGAATTTTATAGTTTCGTATGTACGACCAGTGGTTGATGTTTCTTGTATAACTGATATATCACCCGGTTTATCTGGATATCCAACAGTTTCGGCATATTTTATAAATTCAGTCAATGATGATAAAAATACCATATCATCCTCAATATAAAAATCATCTTCACATGCAGATAAGTGTGTAAATAATGACATATTAGGTATAGTTATTCTAGTTCTACCATTAGCCTTAAAAAACACCGTTTCTTTTGCTTTACTTATCGTTGATAACTTTTTTATTATGTTAAAAAACTCTTTACTTAATCTAATTTTTCCCATAAACATATCCCTATAAAATATTTACAAATATTGATATAAATATAACCAATATAACCTTAATTACCAATATATTTTTTAAATATATTACCAAAGTATTTAATAAATAGATCATGATCATGATTCCAATCAATATTACCAATTTCAGAATAAAAATCAGAACATTCACAACAATCTATTTGTATTTGCCTAACTAACATACCACTATCATGAGCAATAGATGATAATATTGGTCCTACATGATTCCAACCATCACTAAATTGCTGTATTATTTTTCTTTTTTGTTCAAATTTACCTATTAATTCCCCTCTTATAGCAATAAAAGGACCATTAACAATAGCAACATCATGAGACTCATTTATATTAGAATTACCAACTATAAATTTACTAGATTGTCCATCAGATGCATATACATTAAAAATTCCATATGTATCTTTACTCATAGACCAATTATAATTTTCTGGTAAATTATTAAAACCAAAAGATCCAACTACGCCAACATTAGAAGGTATTTTATCCAATTTATCATAAAATAAAATATCAGTAACACATGATGTATTAGACATAAAAATAATCCAATTTGGCTTTACTTTGATGTTTATTTTATGTAATTTTTCGATACCTTTTAAACATTTCATTAATGCACCATACTTTTTCTTTCTAATAGATAAATACGCAAAAGAACCGGTTATAAAAATCACATCGTGTTCAGCATGTTTCATTTTTTTATATATGGATGTATTACCTCTAGAATAAATAAGGGTTGTAATAACAGGTACATTTGAGTTTTCTAATATTTTTTTTGGTGATGTGTATATATTCTGTGTTTGTTTTAACCCAAGCATTGTTCTCATTTCATTCATTTGAGTTTTTTTAATTTGTGCTTGCAAATTTAATTCTCGTAAAGAATCATCATGTTTTAATTTTTTCTCTTGAAATGTAGCTTCTATAATTTTTTCAATAGGATTATCATTATCAGTTCTAAATACATGCAAACCATAACTATCATTTTGTACAATTTTATTATGTCGGTTTCTACTGTTTTTAATATTTACATAATTTGCCAATTCATCTTCAATTTTAATAGATACACCACTATTAATAATTTTTTCAATATCTTGTTTAAAATACCCCATTATTTTAGGATGTTTTCCTTGTATTTCATCAAGCTTAGTTAATAGATTTCCATTATACAAGTATAATCTAGCTTTTGGAAATACAATAAATTTATTAAAAAATAATTCAGATATATTATATTTGTATTTTATTTGCGAAATAGCAATATATGGTTTATTGTCATCGCCATAATATTTTGTATAATTTTTATTATCAAGATATATGTCTAATTGATTTATATCATATACCAATCGTTTTTTACCATTTTTTATTGATTTAATTCTACCAAGTTTTATAGCTGAATAAAATTCACTTTCTTTAGCACCTATATATAATCTAGCCATTTCAGCAGATACATATTGAGAAAATCCGCGACTCAACATTCGATATCGGTTATTATTCAAATAATCCAATAATACATCTCTGGTATACATTCTACGATGAGAAATTGGATTTATTAAAGGTTTAATTACACCTTTTTTACCCCACATATTAATAGTATGTTTTTTTACGCCAAATAATGTGGCAACACCACCTATACTGAACACAAAGTCTAGTTGATTTACTAGAAATAATGGATAATAATGTCTAGCAAAACATTCAAAATCTTTCTTATATACAAATTTTTCATTACCATCACTAGAATATATTAATCTATTTTTTTTTATTTGACTAAAAATTACATTATGATTAATATTTATTAATTTTGCACATTCCCGAAGAGAAAATTTTGCTAATGGATGCGTTTTATCTACTGGTAATATACCATACGATTGTAATCTTTTATCTAATGCTATTTTATCATATTCAACTGATCCGTTTTCTAATACTCTTTCGGGTAAATTTTTAAATATTCCTATCTTTTTAAGAAATTTGGTTTTTATATTAACATACAAACTTATACGATACATCGTCATCCAACGAGTATCATAAATAGAATTATCTACATACGTTTTAATCAAAATAAAACCCCAATACTATTTTGTTTTGTATTATTTTTATACTTATTACATTTATCTATATATTTTTCTTTTATTTTATTACCATATTTCATTAATAAATAATATTCCCCCATATCAGCACTTCTACTTCGATATTCAATATATTCTTTTTTAATAAATCCTTTATCATCTAATGGAAATAAGTCTGTATATAATACTGCGTTATTTATATCTTTAATTGTTTTTCCAATATTATTTTTATTTGGAACAACACCATCCCAATCAAACCAATTTAACCCTAGTTTAACGGTTTTAAACATTTCCTCTATTCCAGTGTCATCATTATCCCATATTACTGTACAGTTTTCTTTATTTTCTAATATTTTTGGATATTTTTCTAAAAATGGTTTTAAATGTTGTGCTCCACCAAAAGCAGCAGCATTATGTATAAATAACGAATCAATTGTGCCCTCTAATAAATAAAAAGGTTTATTAAAATTAATAAAGTCAATATTATACATATCCCGTGATACACCAGAAAAATTAAGATATCGTAATGTATTATTTTTATCTATTGCTCTTGCATCAAATTGATTCCATTTACCACCAAATTTATAATATGGTATTATTATACGCGAATTATATTTATTACCAATAGGTTTATGTGTAATAGGATCAATTATTATATTTCCAAAACTATCTTTATCACAAAATTTAGAATCTTTTAAACATACATACCATCTATCATATATACGTTTATTTATATTACGGTCAATACACACTTGTAAGGCTTGTTTAGATAGTTCATTATTATCATATAAAGAAACCAATTCACCATCTTTAAACGGTAAATCTATAAATAAATTTTCTTGCTTTTTTCTAGATGAATTAGTTGTTTTTTTGTTTTTACCATATTGATAAAATAACAATTTTTGATACACATCTGGATTATTATCTTTAAAATAATACATTATATGGGTAGGAGAACAACATTTAAAACATGTATATAACCATTTATCTGTATATACATATGCCTTTCGTTTATTTGGTGTTTTTTCAAGATCACCACAATGTGGACATACAAAATTATATTCAGTACCATTATGATTTAATTTTAAATTATATTGTCCAAATACTTCTTCAACTGCTTCAGAGAATGCAAAATCTGGTATATCTTCAAATGTATTATAATCTGTATTTGACATATACATAATATAATAAAAAAGTCAGTATATTGCAACTGACTTTTATGAATTATGAAACAATATTAATTAATTTTAGAAAGGCAAATCGTCATCACCATTATCATCTGGTGGTAATGTTGGAATATTATTAATATTCTGCTGATGCTGAATGCCAACTGGAGATTGGTGTGGTGCCTGTTGCTGATATACAGGTGGTTGCATCGGTGGAGTAAATTGTGGGTTCTGTTGATATGTAGGTGGTTGCATTTGTTGGATTGGCTGCATTGCTAATTGGTTTGCATTTGGTTCTATACGCCCAGTCTGTTGTTGCTGTAATTGTACAGGTTGCATAACTGGTTGCGCCTGATATGCTGGCTGAACTGGTTGTTGCATAGCATTTCTAGCAGCATTTGATTGCAATAAACTAGTATTTAAACTACCTACACCCAACTGTCCAATATTACCAAGATCTTCTTGCATTGTATTAGGCTGATATATTTGCGCTGAATTTAACCCATTAGTAAATTGTTGAGTATTTATCATATTAACTTTAGGTAATGCCGTTGCTTGATGCTGATTATTTTGAATATAATTAGGTACTGATCCAGCCATTTGTTGTTTGGTTTGTTTTTCAGAAACTTCAGTCCAAAATGAGTTACATACCTGTTCAGCTTCTTCTTCCGTTGGTACAATTCTGTAATATTCACTTAAATCATGACATTGAGATAAAATATCAACCATTTCTTCTTCAGTATTTGCTAATGGACTAGGATTATCTAGATAATAACTAGCATCATATGTATTACTTGCTTTTTTATCAGTTATTTGCTTACTATTATCAACAGATAATATTACCTGAAAATCTACACCATTGTATGGGCAATGGGGATAAAACATTCTTTTTGGTTTTTCCCTATTTGGTGCATTATTTGGTAATTTCTTTTGTGGTACTGTTGGGTCCCATATTAAATTACGTAAATGTGTGGTCATTTCCATAATTTTTACAGTATTGTTATTTTCATTATTATTATCATCTTCACGAATTAATACATTTCCATGCCATTCTTCAATAGCCAACATTTTTTGTATGTACGTTTTTCCGGCGGCATTTCCTATTGTATTAAATGCTTTCCATCTAGTCCATAAATTATCACATACGGGACAGCGTTCATTTTTGCTAAATTTATCGCCACTTAAAGAATGCCGACATTTTACCTTACGATATACGCCAGTTTCCTTATCTTGTAAATAATGCATAAATGATTTAACTATAGGTTGTGTATTATTTTTTAATCCATCCAAACCTTCAGGTAATAATCGTGTTCTTGCTGAATACGATACAATACCAGCCTTTGTATTCAAACGCGGTTTCCATTCATTGGTATTATTACCTGTAGTTGATATATCCTGTGGCAATTGTGTTATAGGTGCTACTAACCCTTGATATTGTTGCTGTTGCATATATTTTGAACTCCTTGTTCTTGGTGTGCAATTATCGGTTAATATAAATATATATAATTAAAAATTAGTTGTCAATATTTTTTATTGTTTTGTTAATCGTAATTTAGTTTCTTCATTATTTATGCACATTTTAACAGTATTTTCCAAATCATCAGGAAAAACAAAATCTTCACCATTTATATTTAACAATTCATCTTTAATATCATCCATAATATTATTAAAATCAAAACCAATTCTTTTTGATACCATTGTTGATATTAAACAATATTCTTTAAACTTAGTTGTAGTAGCATCATCTTCTGGTCCATCATCAACGGCAGTGTT